GTAATACAATACTGTATATTTTAATAGTATGTCCTTCATGAAAGGGCTCCTTAATATTTTGATTACCAACTTATGTCATCAAAGCTATCAAAACAATCATCAATAATTGTTTCTTCTTCTTCCTTAGGTGTAAATTGGCACTCACGGTTATCAAAGTAGTCTATAATACTATTTTTATCGGCTAAGAACCATTCCTTGCATATATGCATGTAAACTAAAATGGCACTATCTATGATACTGTTTTTATTCTTTTTATATTTATTATTCTCAAATATACTTATCAACCTGTTACCTTTCTCTATATATAACGGGTCAATGTCTTGTATATCTGTCTCTGTGATATATTTGATAAACTCTGAAACATCCATTATATTAGATGCTTCATCTAATACCACAGCCATATTAACAGCATATGCCTCTGATTCAAGTACTTCATCATGGAATTTATAAAGTATTTCCTCATTTTGTTCAGTTATCTCGAACAATTTCTCATAGCCATAAAGGTTTTCCTTTATGTCTTTTAGAGTTAATTCCTTCTGAAGCGACTTATACAAGAAGCTCTTATTGAAATCAAGACCTTGTGCATCATATAATTCTTTTTGAAGTCTTATACTAGCTTGAGTGTTACTTATAGTCTCATTAACACTTTTTAATAGGTACTCAGTTTTATCTTTCGTACTTTTCAAAGTGACTAGATGTCTTTCTATCTTTTCATTCTCTGTCTTACTTATAGTGTATTTAAGCCCAATAGATAATATTTTCATAGAACAATATATCTTAAACATAGTTTTATTATATAATTCTACATCATAATCAGGTATATCTATTACACTTGAGTAAAAGTTGTTTGATTCTATCAATCCACCATAGTAAGATAAATTACAGCAATTATCCTTTAAAACAGTCCTATAGTTTATTTTATCTATAAGGCCCTCTGGTATTGGTAAACTAAGTATATCAATATATTCATATATATACTCTTCATTAGGTAGTATTATCTCTAATGCATTTCTATCCATGAAATTATCAAACTCAGTCGATTCCCAAAAGGCATCTAATGAATCATCTTCTATAGTATATTCTGGAAACTCTAGAGCATCCGCGTTCTTCAAATCTCTCAAGACGTCGTAAATATATTTCGGATTATTATTAATCTTAGATATTAATCTTGATGATATCCCAGATACCCTCAATCCCCTACAGAACGTTCTTTTTGCAAATTCCGCTCTATTTATATTATATTCAGGGTTTGGATGACCTTTAATATATCTAAAACCTTTGTGTGTGTGACAAGTCACATTGATTCTAGCTGCTCCTTCCGGATATAAGTACAGCATTCTACTTCCTTTAAAAGAACAAACGAAGTCATCTCCTAGTACCTTATATCTTTTGTGATATGGTCTTTTATCTGGGTGTGTTTTACCTCCACTCCTTTCCTCATACTCTCTATCTTCTATATAGTATAATATGTTAACTAATAAATGATGAGTTAATGCAAAACTTGGGAATGATGATAAAAACCCTTGAGCCTGTCCGTTGTAGAATTTGTGTCTACTACCGTCCATAAACTTGATTTCTATTTTCATCAATTTAACCCATTCTGTAACTAACTCTGGTTTGTCATAGAATACAAAATTCTTTAAGACCCACTCTTGGAATCCTAAATCCATATTATCTGTACATTTGGATAAATCAAACGATGCATGATTGTATTCTTCTTGCATAGTTAACCTTCTAGAGAATATAATTCCTTTCTCTTGTTTTATAGTACAGTCTGCTTTCATCCCAGACATAAGCCTTTTTAGGATATTTTGAAAATATGCTAATACATCCTGTACACAGTTACTTGCCATTGTGATACATCTAATACCGTAGCCCGATTTATCGATTGCGATATTCATAGCAAATTGTGATTCATTCACTATTTTATATACACACCTTTCAGGTTCCCCGTAAGGCTCTCCATGGATAACAAATAGTCTTTTGTTACCTTGTTCATCGGTTTTCCACACTCTTCTTGGTTTATCATACGGCTTGATTCGTTGTTGATAGCGAACCAATTCAATTTCTTTTCCTACAGGTAAACTTAATGCCTCATCAATATCGTTAATTCCTAATATTGATTTAATATTGTTGATTGCTTTTTCAACATCGGAATTGTTTGAGTCTAACCCTCCC